AGACACAGACTATTTAGGTGTTGCTTACACAGACGTAATTCCCCTTTTGGTTGCCGCAATCAAAGAACAACAAGCCATCATCACCCAACTGCAAGCAGATGTAGCCGCATTGAAAGGTACAGCATGAGCATCAAAATCACAATTCCAAACAGCTCGTCAGATGTTCTGACGTTTGGTTCGGGTAACACGCCTACAGCCGCACAGATTGCAGGTATTGACTCTGGCTCATCCAACGGTCAGTTGGCTCTCTACACCACAGCATCAGGCACTAGCACTGAGCGTGTCAGAGTTGATAGTTCTGGCAATGTGGGGATTGGATTGACAAGCCCTGCTTATAAGTTGGAAGCTAGTTCATCTACAAATAATTATATTGGTGTTACTTGTACCACAGATGGAAATGCCGCCAGTCGATTTAAAAACAATCAACGAGATTGGTTGGTTGGTGTTCTTGGTGGTGCAAGTGGTGCATGGGCGGTTTATGACATTACCGCCAGCGCAGAACGTATGCGTATCGACTCCGGCGGTCGCTTGCTGGTGGCAAAAACCACCACAAATGATGGTGATACTGGGTTTATGTTTGAGCCAATAAGAGATGGCGCTGGTAATGGTAGGCTCACAATAACTCAATCAGCAACTACAAACTCGGGTGTTTCTTATTCAGCTTATTCAAGTGGAGCTGCGGCATATCGTTTTTATGTTGGTATGGGTGGAACAATATTTGCCACTATCACAACCATCAGCGCAATCTCTGATATTCGCTACAAAGAAAACGTGCGTGACCTGAATGTTGGTCTTGCAGAAGTCATGGCGCTCAAGCCTCGCCTTTACGATTGGAAAGAAGGCAAAGGCGCTGACATCAAGAATGCTCGTGGCTTTATTGCTCAAGAGTTTGAAGAGGTTTTCCCTGATTTGATTGATGAGTGGAAAGACCCTGCACCAGAAGGTGAAGACCCCTACAAGTCTGTTCGTGCTGACCTGATTCCAGTGCTTGTTAAAGCCATCCAAGAACAACAAGCCATCATTCAAACACTGACTGACCGCATCACCGCGCTTGAAGGAGCCAAATAATGTCTGTAACGATTAACGGCACAAGCGGTGTCACATTCAACGATGCCTCAAACCAGACCACTGCGGCTACTGGCTTTGGGTTTAAAAACCGCATCATCAATGGCGCAATGGTCATAGACCAGAGGAATGCGGGGGCGAGTGTTGCGGTTACAACGTCTGATACATACGTCACAGATAGATTTGCAACTCAAATATTTGGCTCTGGTACTGGTCGGTTCACGGCTCAACAGGTATCTACTGTTCCAACTGGATTTGCAAAAAGCCTTCAACTAACCGTTACAACTACGGACGCATCCCCTGCTGCTGGATATGGCTATTGCATACAACAAAGGATAGAAGGTTACAACGTAGCTGACCTTCTTTTTGGAAGCGCATCAGCACAAACAGTAACTCTTTCTTTTTGGGTAAGAAGTTCCGTCACAGGTTCTTTTGGGTTCTTGTTAAATAATGCAAGCGTTACTAGAAATTATGGTGTGCTTTACACAATTAGTGCGGCAAACACTTGGGAGCAAAAAACCATCACCATTGCTGGAGATACGACAGGAACATGGGAAACAACAAACTTAAACGGTTTAGGTGTTACCTTTTGTTTGGGTGGCGGTTCAACTAGAACTGTAAGCACAGGATGGAACGCAAACGCAACTGGTTCAACACCTTCTTTTGTAACTGGTGGCACAAACTTAATGGCAACTAACGGAGCCACCTTCTACATCACAGGCGTTCAACTGGAAAAAGGCTCAACAGCAACGAGCTTTGACTACAGGCCGATAGGCACTGAGTTGGCTTTGTGTCAGCGGTATTATGTTAAATTTGTTACACCTTCAGGAAGCCAATTTTTAAGCTGTGGACAATCTATTTCGGCTACGCAAGCAAGGTTTCCTTTTGCGATTCCTTGCCCTTTGCGTGGAACGCCATCGATTACTTTTTCAGGCGTTGGAATTAATGACACAAGCGTTCAAAATGCGGTTACATCTATAGGAACAATAGGTACATCAGCATCTAATGTTTCTTTTGTTGCTACTTGTGCAAGCGGCTTGACTGCAATTAGACCTGTTCTTTTAAACTCATCAGGTACTGCTTCTGATTACATTGATTTTTCATCGGAGTTATAAATGTATAAATTAATTGAAGAAAATACTGTGCAACGCTTGTCAGACGGTGCTTGCATCCCCTTTGACCCTGCCAACACCGACTACCAAGCCTATCTTGCTTGGGTGGCTGAAGGCAACGAACCAGAGCCAAGCGATGATTGAAAAAGAATTTGCGGTTCATGAGGCGGTCTGCGCCCAACGCTACACGGCCATAGAGAAGTCATTCGTGGAAGGCGACCGCCGCATGACGCGCATTGAGTACTTGCTCTACATCGTGATCGGCGCTGTGTTGCTCGGCCCTGGCTTTCTGGCTGACCTGATTAAAAAATTAACAGGACTTTGAAATTGATCCGATCAGCATCCTCTTCGCTGCCAACGCTTGCGTCGCTGCCATCAAGGAAGGATGTGAACTCTACAAGCAAGCCAAGACCTCATTCATGGAGGTCAAGTCCACTGTTGAAGAAGCTATTGGTGTTGCCAACGAGGTCAGAGGATTCTGGGCCAAGCTCTTCGGAGCCAAAGCAAAGCCTGTGGCGCAAGCGACGCGAAAAAAGGAAAAGTATGTTGCCGTTGACGAAACCAAGGTCATGGCCGATGTCGTCAAGCAGCTCACGGAGTTCTTCAAACTCCAAGAGCAACTCGCTGCACTGATCAGGGAAGAGGAAGAAAAGAGCCAGACAGTCTACGACCCCAACGCCAACCTGATGGAGGCCGCGCTTAATCGTGTGATGGCGCTAGACCAGATGGCCAAGCTGGAGGTCACAATCAGGGAAACCATGGTGTACCAAAGCCCGCCCGAAATGGGCGCGCTGTACAGCAAGGTGTTTGAAATGCGCGACGTCATTCAAGAGGAACAGGAGAAGGCTAGACTAGCGGGAGAAGCACGTGAGAGGGTCAAAAAGTGGCAACAACGTCAACGAAGCGCAAGGCTGCAAACACGGCTCGTGGTTCTGGTGGCGGCTCTGTTCCTAGTTGGATACCTCCACCTGTGGCTTCAAATCCTCCGCCTCAAGATGACACCGCATTTTTGATCATCATCTTCGTGTTGGTTGTGCTCCTCTTGGGGTTGGCACCAATCGTTTTTGATATGTATTTTGAAACCAAGGCCGCATTGGCCGAAATTAAGGCTTGCAAATGACCAAACAACTTGAAAAAGACTCCAGCTACAACCAATTTGACACCGACCACGACGGCGTGGTGACCGACCAAGAACTGGCGCGCTCTGAGCGCATGATGATGATCGAGAACATGGACAAGATGGCTGACCAACAGCGCGTCATGTCTTGGTTTGCGATTATCGCCCCACCTGCTTTGATTGCCTTCTTGGCTTCTAGTCTTGTATCTTTGGAGAAGGTCAACGCCCTGAACGGCTTGGCCACCACCTACTGCGCGGCCATGGGCACCATCGTCGTCGCCTTCATGGCAGCGCAAGCCTACGTCAGAGGCAAGACCAGCGATGCGTAACTTGCTGTCGGGCTTGCTGGCGCTGTTGATCGCCTTTGGTGGCGGCTACTGGTACGGTGGCAGCGAAGAAAAGAAAGCCCAACAGGCTGAGGTTGACAAGCTCAACACAGAGGCCCGCGCAAAGGAGCAGGCTCTGACCGTGGCCGTGACAACAACCGCTGAAGCACTGAGGAAGACAAATGAAAAAGCTAAACTGGCCACAAAAGAGCGCGACGCTGCTATTGATTCTGGTGCTCTCAGGCTGCGCGTCAAAGCGACCTGTTCCGTACCAGCCGCCACAGATCCCAGCGTTGCCGCCGGAGATAGTGGAGGAGCGCCATCAGCCGAGCTTGACCCAGAAACTGCTAAAGCTCTTGTCGCCATAGCAGAAGAAGGCGACCGCGCCATCACCAAACTAAACGCTTGCATTACCCTGTACAACAACGCTAGGAGCGCCCAATGAACCTCTCCCCCAACTTCTCCCTGCACGAACTGACCAAGTCTGAGACCGCCCTGCGTCTGGACTTGGACAACACGCCTGACGAACAAGCCACAGAGAACCTGCGCCTGCTGTGCGAAAAGGTGCTCCAGCCCGTGCGTGACCACTTTGGCAAGGGTGTCAAGGTGAACTCAGGGTTCCGTGCTCCAGCCGTCAACCAAGCCACGGGCGGGTCGAAGTCCTCAGACCATTGCCTTGGCCGAGCCGCCGATATAGAAATCCCAGGCGTTGCCAATGCTGATCTGGCGCAGTGGATCATGGACAACTTGGAATACACACAGTTGATCCTTGAGTTCTACACCAGTGGTATCCCTGACAGCGGCTGGGTGCACGTGTCGTATGACCCTGCCAACCTAAAGAAGCAAGAGCTGACCGCCACCAAGGTGGCGGGCAAGACTACATACCTCAACGGGTTGGTTGCTTAACCTCGGCTTCAAGCTCGCGCAAGTCCATCGCCACGTCTGCCACGCCGTGCCAGTCGCACCGCGCGATCATCACGTGGAGGTACTCAATCAAAATTGCGCGTTGTGTTTCGTAGTCACTGTAGTCGGTCATTTCAGGCTCCTGATGTAAATTGCAAAACTATCAACGGTGTCCTTGCCAAACACCGTCATCTTTTGAACGTGCTGCGCTATCTCTTCGATAACTTGGTCGCGGTAGGGGTTCAGCGATTCTTTGCGCGGTTGTTCTATCTCGTTAGCTTTCTCATCCATTGTTCAGCTCCCTGTACGCCTTGATGGCGTCTTTCAAGTCTTGCTCCAACTGCTGGATGCGCTCGTCTTGTTCCAACAGCTTCTCGTCGGCTTCCTTGGCAAACTTTACCAAGTTCTCACGGCTCCACGTGTCAAACACTTTTCTTCTCCTGGATGCTCTTGGTTAACTGCTGGCGCAGCCACTTGGGCCCACCCAGTTTCTTCCACTCTTCGTAGTGCGCTGGGATCAAGCGCACCCCGATGTTTTTGGCCACGCTTGTCAGTTCACTTTTTGGTCTTGGCATTTGTGTTGCTCTCCCACTACTCGGTTTAAAAAAAGCATCTTGCATTCTGTACATCTCCACAGGTCGCCTGAGACAACTATGGTTTGCTTCTCTGCGTGTTGCCCACGGACGCGCCCAAAGAATGTTCTGATCTTCTCAAGCATTTTGGTTCTCCCATCTTCTGCACAGGTCTTTCACGGTCTGGCTCTTGCGCTTACCCTTGCAGACGTTGCTGATTGACTTGTGTTTGGCTTTGGCTTGCAACTGCGCTGGGGTCAGAGGCTTTGGTGGTTCTACTGTGGCTGGCAACAAACCTGTCACGCCAAACCAGCCGCACACAGAGGCAACAAGTAGTCGGTCAAAGATCATTCTTCCCCCTCATGCTCTTTAAGTCTGCGCTGTAGCCGCCCGATGCGCTCGACGTTGTACGTGACGATTGACGCCGCGTACTCGACTGCCGACTCGGCCTCCAACTTCTTGATGATTGCCTCGCGCAGTTCCTTGGCAATAATTTCGTTGATCGTCTTGGGCTTAATCAACTCTTTGATGTACTTGAGTGTTGATTCGCGCCAGCTCATGGTCGTCTGGCCTCCTGTAGCAATTCAATACGCTCTCTGGACGCCCGCAGCATGGTGTAGCGTTGGTGCAGACGCTCCAGCACCACCACACGCTTGGCGTTGGTTCGCTCATGGGTCAGCATGTCCAACACCTTCTGCTCGTCAAAGGTCTTGAGTTCACTGTTTAGTTTTCGCCAAGTGATTTGCAATTTTTTCCTCCAGTTGGTTAATCAGTTTCATGTTCTTGCTCAACTTGCGCCAGGTGGCGTTGAAGTCTCGCTGGTAAATCTTGCGGATAGACTTCTCCGCCTTAAGCTGGGTCTTCCAGTTGTTCAAACGTACACTCATTTCAACTCCTCCATTGCAATATCCGACACCGCGCGCTTGTCATGCAGCGCGCCCCAAATCTTTTCATCCACAGTCTTGTTGGTCATCATCACGTAGACCCAGACGTCGTGGCGCTGGCCTGATCGGTGCAAACGCCCGACGGTCTGCTCGTACAGTTCCAACGACCAAGGCAGGGACAAGAAAACGATTCGACAACCACCGAACTGGAGGTTGAGCCCGTGCCCTGCGGATTTCGGATGCACCAGTAAAAGTTCGACTTGCCCGTCGTTCCAACGTTGAATGGCGTCTTTGTCGTCAAGGGTGACCGCGTGTTTGTAGCGGCGCTTGAGTTCAGCAAGCTCTTCTTGATACGTGTAAGCAATGATGGTGTTGGCGTGTTGGTTTTCATCAAGTAACTCTTCAAGTCGGTCAAATTTGTGCGCGCTGAACCAGATCGGCGTCTGCGTAGAATCAAACTTGCCTGGCGTCTCGGAGGCCGTTCTGCGCGTGTCGTAAACGAACCCGCTGGCCATCTGTTGCAACTTGCCGGTCACAACCCCCGCATTGATCGCAGTCACGTCCAGCGCCTGAAAGTCCTTCTTCATCTTCTCGTACGGCTCACGGTCGTACAGGTCGCACCGCACCTCGACCACGTGCATGGGCGGCAACTTGTCCTTGTACTCACCTGGCTCCAAGACGTAGGTCGCCGGTTTGATGCGCGCCATGACGCCAGCCAGCGCGCCAACACGTGGTGCCCACTCGCCAAAGTCGGGGTTGATCAACACGAAGTACTGCTGCATGAACGCGCCTTTGGAACGGCCAAGCAAACCTTGGTCAACGATCTTGCATTGGCCAAAGACGTCCTCCAAGCCGTTGCTGGTAAATGAGCCCGTCAGGCCCCAGCGCACGGTCATGGGGTCGATGACTTTCATCAGCGCCTTGAAACGTGTGCCGCTGGGGTTCTTCAAGCGCGTCAGCTCGTCAAACACAATGGCGTCAAAGTCCAGCGCCTGCTCGGCCAGCCATTGGATGTTGTCGTAGTTGCTGACCACAATCTGCGCCTTGGAGCGCAGCGCTGCTGTGCGTTGCTTGGGTGTGCCCACGGCCACGGCCACAGGCACGGCAGGGCCCCACTTGGGTTGCTCGACTGGCCACACGTCGGTACAAACGCGCTTGGGGGCGAGGACGAGAAACCGCTTGACCACGCCGTTGGCCAGCATGTCTTGCATGGCCGTCAAGGTGATGGCTGTCTTGCCAGCGCCAACAGGTGCCAAGATCATCGCCCGATTGCGCTCGTACAAGAAGTCAGCGGCTTC